TCTAGGTTAGTATGCTCCACAAAGAATGTCATAACTTGGTTTGTTGAGTGTAATTCACTTCTTAATACAATAGTGCAGTGTTCATTGATTTTATTAATCACTGCTGAGATTGTAGATTCTGCACCAGTTTTTGCATTTACAGCCGCACCAAAATCAACTTCAAAAATTGTAAGTGGTTTAGAACCATAATACTCAATAGCCGCTGTGTTTACGATTGGATTTATTTTTGTAACTGTTGCCATATAAATTATTTATCCTTCTTTTGCTCGTTAACTGCATTCAAATAATTTGCTTTAAATTCAGCGTATTGGTTTCTTAAAGAAGACGTCATATCTTCTGTTGCTTTTTGCATTGGATTATCTCCACCTGCAACTTTTGGATACGTGCTTTTTGCTCTATGTAAATCGTTACCACTTGGAAGAACTGCGTCAACACCTTTTACAGATGTGTTTGGCTCGTTGTCGTATGTTTCTTCAGCTTTATTACCACAAGCACAGTTGTCACCACAGTTACCACCGCACTCACAATTTTCATCACATCCACCGCAAGATGAACCTTCTTGATTTTGATTAATCATTTGATCATCAACTTTTTGAACGCCGGCTAATTTTAGAATTTGCATCAACATACTTGCTTCTTCTGGAGTGTCAGCAGTCATTTGAATTGATTCTTTATAAACTTTTTTTCCTTGTTTATGAAGTTGTAAAGCTATTTTAGCATTCGGTGCATGAACATGGTCTTTGTTATCAGCCGTATTAGAATTATCTACTGTAGCTTTACCATTTTTAATAATAAATCTATCGTTATCGTAAGCGTCTTCTTCTTTAACTAATGTTTTTTTGCTTTCGCCCACTTCTTCTTTTTCATTTTGAACTCTGTTCCAGATGTCCATGTGTGAAGATCCGTGTTTTTTAATAAATTCTTCTTTGCTTAATTCTGCGGCATCCTGCTCCATGTCCATTAACCAACCTTTTACAGCACCTTCTATTTTAATGTTTGCATTTGTTTTTTCAACATTTGCAATAGCATCTCCAACCGGAGCCAGTGTTGCTTCTTGAATTTCTTTTAGTCTTTGTAGTACGTTGATCATTTCCATGTTATTTTTTCCTTTTTAGACCTGGATGCGGGTTGGTTGATTTCGAAAGTGGAGAAGCAGAACTTTGTTCTTCTTTACTCTGTGCTTCTTGTGTTTTGTTGTCTAAACCTTTTTCAATTTCATATTTGTCTTTTCGATCTTTTAATAATTCTTTTAATAGGCTTTGGGTCGCTTTATCGCCATACACTTCGTCTGCTTTAATTTTTGGTGCGTCTTTGTATTCAATGTCCTGTAATTTTGATTTAAATTCTGATTTTGGTTTTGCTATCATTTCGTCTTGATACTCTTCTGTAGGTTCTCCAGGTTTACGAATTACGATTTGACTCATTGGCATATTCATATAGTCAGCTAGATAACAACGCATTTCAAATACAGACGCCGGATAATGAGCAATAAAATTAAAGATTGTAACAGCAATATTTTTTAATCCAGGAAAATCTAAAGGAACTTCTTGAATTGGTGTTTTTTTGCCTTTGGAAAGACTCTTAACTTCGTACTTGTTCAATGCTGTTTCCAACCGTGTATTAAAGTCGTCAGCTAAATCCCCAGCAATCTTAATCTTATACTGGTACTCTTTAGTGCTTTCTATTAGGTACTGCTTAAAATTACTCATATTCAGCATTATTTAGTCTTTTTTCAGTAGTTTCTTCATCAATTCGTTACGATCGCTAATGATGGTACCTTCGCTTTCTATAGGACCACTAATGTCATCAGTGCCGTCTTTATCTATTTTTAATTTCTTTAATTGTAGTTCTACCATTTTTAACTTGTTGATGATTTTGTTGTTTTTAGCATCTATGGCATTACGCAACATGCCTGATGCAACCTCAAATATGCGTCCTGAGTAGCGTGAGTCCACGTTCATGCCTAGGTCCATTAGGTTCTTGTAGCTCTCTTCTGCTTCCACAGCGAGCTTGTCCATTTCTAGATCAGACAGTTCGCCCAGCCCTTTTACCTGTGGCAATGCGGCCGCAATTTTGTCAAACTCGGCATAGGTAGCTTTCAGAGCCGCGGCCGTCCTAGCATCCACATTCTTAGGTATAGTTCTATCTCCATTTTTATCATCACGTGTTTTTTCTTTAGCATCTACTTTTCTAAATGCTTCTTTAACATCTGGTAAATTGAGTATATCTTCTAATTTCTTTGTCATGTCGAATATTTACTTGCGTTTGCCTTGATGGAATAATTGTTCTTCACTGAGTACTCTAAATATTATATTATTTTGACGTGCATAAGCACCTGCGGCCTCCCATTTGGCATGATTAATTACCACCTGAGTTTTTCTTCCCATACTTTTACCAGCCCTTTCCATGGTGGTCTGATTCATAGGCTTAACTTCTATCATTTCAGCGTGTTTACGGCCATCCTTGTCCACATAAACTATAAAAAAATCAGGAACATAGATGGTATACTTGCCTGTAATAGGATGACGATAAGGAACCTTAATTGATTCACTTGCCCATTGGTCCACATTAGGATGTTCATCACACAATCTCATAAAAGAATGTTCCCAGCTACTTCTATAGGTAGGAGTTTTTAATCCCACATACTTGACAGGATTCTTCATAATGAACTTGCCGTGTGCGAATTTCATTTATGCTTGGATATTTCTAGAAACAATATCCTTTGTTTGTCGAGTATTTCTAACACCTAAACTACTAGATTTATATCTGTTGGCGTTTAATACTATTGTTAATAATTCATTTAATTGAGCAAGCTCTGCTCTTGTTAAAATATCTAAAATTTGTGTTACCGGTACTCCATCTACTTTAGCCTGTTGTAATATCACATATGCAATTTCTTCAGCAGGCTGTCTATCGAAATTTCTTTTTACAAAAAATCCCACAGTAGCATCATAATCATTGGCATTAAATTCAAACGGCTCAATGTATTGGGTTTCAGTAAGATTTTTAATTGTTTTTTGCAGAGAGTCTTTATTCTTTTGTGGTAAGTTTGTGTAAAATTCAGCCATTAGATTAATGCCCTTTCTGCATTTATATTAATTTCGTTGGTTGCTCTGTTGATTCTAATATATCCGTCATTAACCAATGTTGCTGTATCAGCCAATGTTCGATGTCTATATACATTCTTAACAGCATCAGACGAAGATGCAAACTCAACTTCACTTTCAGCAATAGTTAATCCTTTTCTTGAACCAATAGCTTTATAATAGATTCCTACTGCAATCTTATCCTGTGCCAACATGTTATTTTGTATTAGATTAAACGACTCTGTTGCAGTTAGATATTTCTTTGTATCTATTATTGAATTTGAAATTACTCTGTTGTTCGTTGTATTGTTATCTAATTTAGCACTGCCGGCTAATGCGGCCACAGCGGTAATAGCAGTTGCGGCACCTATAACATAGCTACCAATTGGTGCTGTGGATATCGTGCCAGCCCGTTTGCCAATATCTAACACACCTTCTTTAACAATACCTTTTAATTCTTCTTTCACAGCATCTTTGGCTTTAATCTTTTTAGCATTACTATAGGTATTAATAGCACCAATTACAGCACCAAAATAATTACCTTCTTCATAATTCTTAATAACAGATCCTACGCCATCTATTATTCCCCCTGCTCCAAATATCGATGTTGTACCTCGGCCTAACACACTCAGTGGTGATGGTTCTAAGTCATAGTGTAAGTTGGCAAATTTGCCATTCATACTGTTTTTATTAACTTTTCCAGAACCATACAGTACTGTTTCATAAAAAATCTGCATGGTATTTGTCATCAAACCCTGTCCATCTGTTTGATCCAGTGTGTCATGACTAAATGAGCCAATAATTGGATTGACTAATGTAAAACTAGTAAATTCTTTTTTGTGTAATGCAAAAATTTGTATATTTCTTAACAACGGTTTTTTTCTTTGAACAGCAGTATCCATTCCAAATTGAGTGGCAGACGTGAGAGACTTCTCATACATATCGTCTTTTGTAAAATTATGAGTCTCACCTCCTATGCTAGCAACAGTTATCGAATCTGATATGTGATATTCATAATACGATTTCCAAAAAGCATTAATAGTATCTGCTTGATCGTCATGAAATGTTAGAGTTACTGGACTGTATTTTATTCGTGTGCCGATATAAACTTTTTTATTGTATTGTTGTTTCTCTTCTAAATTCATATCGTATTTGGGCAATTCACAACTCTTAACGAGCATATTAATCTCTAATAGCTGACCACTGGTAAAAGGTCTTGCTGGTATAGAATTGTCAATATCAAAAACTGTGTGGAACAGCCATTTTTGTTTGGGTGCTAATCGCTGATTGTCGTCTAGGTATAGTCTAGATGCATGCCGGAAATCTTTTAGACCTGGAAGACCATTTGAGAAACCTGATAAAAGATTGTTGATACTTGGCATAGTGTTATTTATAGCCACAAAAAAAACGTCTAATTAGACGCTTCTTTTGTTTTAAATGTTATCGAAATTAGATACCACCACCTGTACTTAATGTACTGATAGTTCTTGTCACAGCACTTCCAATACCTGTACCTTGTGGGGTTTGTACTGCATTGTCGTATTTGATTGCTAGCGTGATTGTAACTGGTTCGCTTGAGCTGTAAGCTAATGTGTTGTAGTTTACAGCTTGTAAAAATGAGCCATACAATTCCCAAGTTTCTAATATGCCTGGTGCTGTTGCGCCATTACCACCGTCCAGCATCTCAATTCGTGTTGTAAATTTGTAGTCTAGACCCGATGCCGCTGAAGCTTGTTCAAAGAAATCAAATTGTTTCTGAACCTGTTCACCTACCAATTTAGACACTGAGTTGTTAACATCATCTCTAAGAGTCAATGTAATTGGTTCCCATACATGTTTACCAGCAAGTCTAACTCTTGAGTTGTACACATCAAGTGTGATATCGTCAAAAGTTAAATTTGGTCTTGTAACATCTACTACCTGTTTGGTGAGTTCTGATCTTGGTGTAGAAACACCAAAATTTTCAAGAACCACTCTAAATCTATATTGTAGTTTTGGCATCAATAAACCTTGTGATGCTGAACTTTGATCGTTACTTAAAGGTACTGTAAATTTACTTAATGTTGCTATTGCCATTTATTATACTCCTAGTTTCGCTATTTCGCCTGTGTTTTTAATTCTCAAAGGTATGTAGATAAATTCTACAGATTTGACAGGTTCAATCGCTATGTCTACATACAGTTCGTTTCTATCGATTCTAACAGCAGTGTTGTTAGTCTCATCGCATACTACTAAGAAGTCATACAATGCTCTTTGACCTACTAGTTCTAGTAAGAATGATTCAATTGCTCCTCGGATCTCGTTTCTAGTTAAAGTATCGTTCGGTTCAAAAATAAATGGTTTAGCAATAGCATCTAATTGTGATCTTAGATACACTGTTAATCTTGACACGTTAATTCTGTCCAGTGCTGATGCTGTGCTAGTTTTAGTCAAGTTACCAAAATTTACAATGCCGTTGCCTGCAAAGAATGTGATTGGGTTAATTTTTGCTGTGTGCATTGCGTCTCTTGTGCCTTCTGTTAAAGAGATAGTTTGGAATTCACCTGTCGATGCTTGAATATATCCTACTGCTGTTGCATTGTCCACAATACCTCTTCTTGTGCCTGCTGGTGCAAACCAAGGATATCCCACATTGTCGTTGTTAGCCAGTACTCTTAAAATCATATGACTTGATGGTACTACAATGCTGTTACCTGTATTGTCTGTGGTTTTACCCGATGGATAAAACATTCCTAAATATTCACTTGCAGTTACTAATCCATCTTCACCGTTGTCATCTGCTCCTGCTGAGTTGTTTGACCAGTTAGTGATTGAAGTTGCAGAGCTGTCTAATCTCAATGGAGTGTCTCCTACAACAAATGCTGTGCTGTTTCGATCAGTGTTTAGATTAACCATTTCTGAGATAACTTCTGCATATCCAGGGCAGGCAATTAAATTAAACCCTCTTTGATCTTCTCTTATTGCTTGGTTAGTAGTAATTTCTGATTTAAGCTGTGCTGTGATCACTTTTCTCACTGCTTTTCTTCCAAAAGTGCCAGAACCATTTGCGTTGTTGCTATTTTTAGTCACCCATCTGTCTGGGAAGTATGTTGCAACTGATTCATTACTGTATCGGATGTTTCCTTTGCCTGAAGTTCCCGAACCTGGATAAGC